GACCACGCTCAATATCGCTGAGTTTGTAGTGCAGGATGTGCTACAGGAAATCCCGCTTGCGAAGATCAACCGGGATGATTACGCGAACTTACCGGATAAATGGTTTCCAGGGCGCCCTACGCAATTCTGGTTCGATAAGCAAATCGATCAGGCGATCATTACGCTTTGGCCCGCACCGCAACTCCAGTTTACATTTAGTCAGATCATCTGTTACGTCCAGAACTACATTCAGGATGTAGGGTCAATGACGCAATCGTTGCAAATACCGCAACGTTGGTTCCTACCGATCGTATGCGAGCTTGCCCGACAACTGGCGTACGAGATTCCAGAAGTGGCTCCTGGAACAGCCGACACACTGGCACTCGAGGCACAGCAGCAATTGAATGTTGCATGGGGATCCGAGACAGACGGCTCTCCCACGTACCTTCGCCCGCGGTTATGGAGCTACACACGATGACCACGCCTGCAGTGATGCCGCTATTGAGCTATGGCGGAGTTTCGCTACCTCCAAACACGATCAATATCACAGGATCTACCTTCCATACAGGAAGTTTTTCTTTAATATTTATACCGGATGACTTTACGTTTGCCGGGCAAGCTCTGAGCAGTATTGATAGTAGGTCTAGTAACGGCAATTTATCGATTACTTTTATAGGCGTTCTTACTCAGAACTTTTTTACGGAAGTTACTTTCAGCAACGACATATTCGGACAGTTAACGTATACGACCGCGAGTGCGGATACTTTCACGACAGTAGGCGGCAACAGCATCTGGACTTGGGACGGCCAAGACTTTAATTCAGGCAGCGTCGGTGGAACGGCTACTTTCAGCTAAAGACGTAACATGCCTATATTCTTAGACCCCCATGGCCGATCTACTTATGGAATTGGGATTTGCGGCCGCTGTAGTCGGAAAATGTTTTTGGAAGAGTTATTTCCAGACCCTAACTCTCCAGGTCTTATGGTGTGTGCAGAAGATCTCGATGAGCTGGACCCGTATCGATTGCCCGCACGTGAGACTGAGCAAATTACGCTCCCCTTCAACCGACCGGACGTTAACCTCGATGTGCCGCTGAACGAAGCGCTCGAAGACGAACGGCTTATTGCAAACGAACGAGGCTAAATATGGCGGACTCATTAACGCCCCGAACACCGATAACGCAGCTCCCCACAGCAGCTCCGTTGACGGGTGCTGAGCTGGTACCCATGGTCCAAGGTGGAGTTACTGTAAAGGCAGCCGCTAGCGCCTTGACTTCTCAGGCGATCTCCGGCGGTACTATCGCAGGGGCTCCCGGACAGACTGCTTTGACGGTTACCGCCAGTGGAGCGCCTAACTCTCACGGATTGGTCGTGACTGGAGATATGCTATTAAACGGAGTCTCTATCTCCATCCTGGGGCGTAACGTCAGAAACAGCGATTACACTTTCAGTATGGAGGATGTGTCTGGTTTTGTGTATCACACGGACGCCGGAGCCAATACGTATACAATCCCAGACAACACCGATTTACCCTTCACGATAGGCACTCCCATTACAATCTCCTTGGGAGGCACGTCTGGAAACGTGACGATAACTCCCGGAGGGAGTGTCCTTCTACGGCAGGCGGGGACAACGAACACAGGGGCTCGTACGCTAGCCGCCAATGCAATGGCTACCTTGCTTAAGGTGGACACGGATGAATGGGTTATCAACGGGGTTGGAGTCACTTGATAGCATGGATCGCGAAGACACAAAGGCCAATGAAGATGTCCGGAGCCGTCTTGACATCAGATCCACTATCCGTATCGATCCGGAGTCAGATGAGTTTACTTACCAGCAGCCAGTAAACCCTACGTCCATAACGAAAGGGTCTAACACAAACCACGTGCCTATCACTATAAATTTCGGCGGTATGACGCTGCTAATTATGATAGTACTGATAGTCGCACTTATTATCGTGCTCGGAGGCTGCGGCCTGGTGATGGGGCTAAACCTGGCCAAGCAAGACCAGATGGATCGAGACTTCCGTGCGGACAAACAGCAAAAAGCCTTACTAGAACGGCGTGATATCGATCTTGAAACGTATCTACAGTTGAATGGGATTAAAATACCTGGGGATGATACCCACGGACCCACAGGCAATTTACAGCGAATGCTACCAAAGGAGAAATCGAATGGGCGGCGGTGACGGAACTATAATTGTTAGAGATGCAATGAAGAGCGTATTAACTAACCCGGTAGTGCACGGAAAAATACCCAAAGAAACGACTAGAGTCATTGACCCTGTGCTGGAGAAAGACGTAGGAGAATGGAGCGTGTACGAACATCGCGCTATCGTTGACGCCTTTACTTGGGTGGCGACTCACTAGTATGAGCAGTCAGTGTCTAACACCGAACTACTTACTATCCTGTGCTCCGTAGGCGGTTCCCTGTTAGCCGTATGGGGTAGTTACAAATTTTTTCAGGGACGTACGGAAGAATGGCGGGCCTCTGTACAAGAGAGATTTGTTAAGGCAGAGAAGGCTAACGAGATTTTACGTCGCAGGTCTCACCGGCACGGTACTTTCATACTCACGCATGAACTGGAGCTGGAATACGTCATGCGTAAATTAAACATACCGCGCGGGCGTCGCAGTAGTGAGGAATCGTTCCAGGAAGATAGAGAGGATTCAGAATGAGTAAGCTGGCAAGACTCATTGCACGTGAGGAAGGCTTTGGCATTCCTGGGGCGGTGCCTACCCGTAACAACAATCCGGGGGACCTGCGCCATAGCCCGCACTCCTCGCATGTCGGAGAAGGCTCCAATGACATTGGTAAGATACCCAACCCGCAAGAAGGCTGGGATGACCTGGAGCGGCAGTTACAGCTTTACGCCAAACGGGGACTCACCTTGCGAGAAGCTGTTTATGAATTCGCGCCGCCCGAAGAGAACGACAGCGAGCAATATTTAAAATTTATCTGCGAAGAGTTGGGAGTTTCACAAGATACTTCTGTAGCAGATGCTTTGAAAATCACTTAATAAAAGGACCGCTAGATATGTCTACTCCTGCACCAAAACTCCCCGAGGAAACACCGCACCCGCTGACTCCGTCTACCTCTACTGTAGTCAGCGTAGCTGCCGGCGCTCCCCTCGTACTTGTGGTCACCTGGGTACTGGATCAGTTTTTTCACGTGCAAATTCCGCCAGAAGTAGCCGCCTCCCTTGGAGCGGTCGTCTCTACCATTGTGGGTTACTTTGGCAATGGTGGTCGCGCTGTAGACACTCAGTAGGGTAGATACGATGAAAACTATACTCTATAGCACGCTGTTATCGCTAAGCGCGTGTGCTTCGTTGGGGGTGCCTACTCCCACTACGTTCAACGAGAAGCTCGGTGTAGCGTACGCAGCAGACGATGCCGTAATTCAGACGGTCGATGCGCTATACACGGGCGGCAAGCTCTCTGCGGCAGACGCTAAGAACGTCGAGGCCCAGGCCGATAACGTAAAAGAGGCTCTGGATCTTGCGCGTACGGTCTATGCCACGGACCAAGTTACTGGCGGGAATAAGCTAGCGGCTGCAATAACCGCTCTGGGGGCTATTCAGACCTATCTTGACAAACAGAAAGGAACGTCGTCACCGTGAACAATAACATATCCATTGCGCTTCAAATTCTGTTCGGTCTACTGGGCCAAGCACAGCAAATTGGAACGCTCATACAACAGGCGAAGAGTGAAGGGCGGGACGACCTTACTGATACGGAAGTAGACACGATCGTTGCTAACTACAAAGCCGATCATGCCAAGCTCGACGCTGACATCGCTAAATCATCCGGCTAGCCAATGTTGTCCCTGGAACAAATACGGCAACTGCGGGATATCCTGCGTAGCAGCGCTCTGAGCATTACGGGCGCGCAGGCAGAGCCTTTGGTGCTCCTCATCCAGGCGTTGAACACCGAAGAGATTCAGGCGGTTGATAAACGCAGAGAAGCGGAAAGCAGGGTTCGCGCCGCAGAGATTAAGCCGACTCAGGGGTAGATCGCATGGCTACGAGCATGACCTTTACTACTCTGCAAAATGATTTGCGCGCTTATTTAGAGCGAGGCTATCCGCAAGATACGACTGTGTTTGCTCAACTGCCTAGAATCATCAATCTCGCCGAACGCGCGATCGCGCGAGCCCTTAAAATTCAAGGGTTCATTACGGTAGTTAACACGACCCTTAAGGCAGGCGTCTGCGTCTATGCAAAGCCGGATCGATGGCGGCGCACGGTCTCAATGGCGTATGGTGCTGCTATTGCAGTTAGTTTTATTACCGATGAGTTGGGAGAAATACTGACTACCGAGCAGGATGCATCTCTCATTCTTGAGACAGGCGACTCCCCCCAAAACGTGGGTACGCCGATCTTCGGCCGCGCTCTTGAGTACTGCACGACCTACTGGCCTGATCAAACGCAGCAAAACCCGCCTGAGTTTTATGCGGATTACGATTACACCCACTGGCTAGTAATTCCGCCCCCGGATGTCAGCTACCCATGGCGGATAGTCTATTACGAGCTACCCGCGCTCTTAGACTCTACTAACCAGACTAACTGGCTCACTAACTATGCGCCTAACGCGCTGCTATATCGCGCATTGCTTGAATGCACTCCGTTCCTAAAGAACGATGAGCGCATTCCGGTCTGGAAACAGTTTTATGACGAAGAGATGGCTGCGCTCAACTCTGAGGATATGCAGCGTGTGGTCGATAGAGCTTCGGTCAGGAATGAGGATTAAGTATGAGCGGCCCTAGCTTTACTCAAGTGTTTGGCGGTTCGACGATCTATCCCGCACAGCCTACTTTTATCTCGATTGCGTTAGCGACGGACATCATTCTTTCCTGGCCCATTGAAATCGCCCCTCCGGGGATGCCCGTCGTCGCCGATATCGTCGAAGTAGCCGCCTCGGCTGATGGACTAACGATTTCTTTGGAAGATGCTCAGCAGACTTCTACCGGCTATACCGCACTCTTCAACAATATTGGGGCACACACGTTTACCGTCTTAGATGCGCTGGGTAATGTGCTTATGGCGGTAGCCTCCGGGCAGGTATGGCAGATCTACTTAGCGGACAATTCGACGGTACAAGGCACTTTTCGCATCTTTCAGTATGGCGCTGGGGTGTCTTCTGCGAATGCGAGCGCATTAGCAGGAGCGGGGCTTAAAGCTATCACAACGACGCTCAACGAGCGGATTGCAGTTAACGCACAAAGCGCCAATTACGTATCAACGATCGCGGATCGCGCAGTGTGCATCGAATGGACGGGAGGCACCGGAACGATTCAGCTCCCAGCGGCAGGGACCGTTGGCTCTGATTGGTTTGTACTCATCAAGAACGCGGGGACTGGTATTGTTACCGTGTCTCCTCCTTCTGGCACGATCGACCAGAATACGAGTCTTGCGTTCTCCGTTGACGATTCTGCCATTCTAGTCTGTGACGGAACTAATTATTTCACGGTAGGTTTTGGGCAAGCGGTCAACTCGGCGTTCGATTTCCTGCAAATAGACCTGACAGGAGATTCTGGCAATGTAGTACTAACCGGTGCGCAGCTTAATAGAATATCGTACCGGTTTACCGGCGCCATTGCAGGCAACATCAACATCATCGTTCCCAATACAGTACAACAGTACTGGATCGACAATGAGACAACGGGGGCTTTCTCACTGACGGTAAAGACGGCGGCAGGGACTGGAATTGCGGTCTCGCAAGGGACTCGCAATATTCTTTACTCAGACGGTACGAATGTTACGAATGCGGTGTCTTTCGGGTCTACGGGATTCGCAGACGGCTCTGCGGCTGCTCCGTCTATATTTTTTACGTCCACCCCCGGTACAGGATTGTTTAAGTCAGGAACTAATTCGCTCGGATTTTCGACTGCAGGAGTCTCTCGCGGGGGCATTAATGCTAAAGGCCAATGGACCATAGGTACGGCCGACGATGCGACTTCCCCGACACTCACGGTCGCTGGGTACGCTAGCCCGACAGGCGGGTCTCCGGCCCTTCTAGTCACAACTCCTTTTACACAGACATCCGTGCAGCCAGGGATTCTATTAGCCAATGGAGCAGGCGGCTTTTCTATCCTGTCCATCAGAGGAAGCGCTAACGCTCCTGGAACGGATGATCTGGGTATTTTACAAGACGGTACTTCTCTTAATGGACAGATCATCAACCGGTCTACTACCGGTAGCTTAATACTCGGCACTAATAATACCGATAGACTCATCATTACTTCAGCAGGCGCGTTCCAATTTGACAACACTACCGTCGCGTTCACAGCAACCGCAGGGACCAATGGCGCTCCGCCTGCGCAGGTAGCAGGGTATCTTGCGTGTGTGGTTAATGGGATCGCCTCTAAAATCCCGTATTACGCGGTGTAAGCATGACCGCGATAGCGACAGGGCAAGTTTCGATCGGCAGCAGCGGTGCGGCACAAATCGTTGCGGCTCGCGCAGGAAGGACGCAATTGCGTTTATTTGGGTTGGGGAGTCTTTTAGGCAATCACGTGCTGATCGGCCACGATGCCACCGTTACCGCTTTGAGCGGATATTTCGAGGCGGGCATGCTAGTTCTTGCGACAGACGGAGCTGTCTGGGGCGTCTCGTCTAACGGCACTCTCGTAGTTAGTTTTTTAGAGGCGTACTAATGGCAACGCCACAGCCTTTTCGAGTCACTTCGGTTCCTGGAATCAAGCGGGACTCTACTGTATTTGAAGGCCCCAACTACACCGATGGCCTATGGAACCGGTTTACGCGCCGAGGGAACCCCCGAAAAATCGCTGGATATAAGTCGATCACCTCTCACTTGAGCGAGATCGTGCGCGGTATCAACTCATTCGCCATCGACGCTACCAATTACTTGCACCTAGGCAGCCAATCGTTTCTGACCCAGGTTCAGACGGATTTCGCCGGGAACCTAGGCGCGCAGACGAATCGGACACCATCCGGATTTATTCCGAACGTCAATAATTTATGGCAGGTAGATGCTTTCTACAACAAAGTAGGTGGAGCGACTGCCGTTGTAGCGCACGCAGGTCAGAACTTATCTGATATCGCAGGCAGCACAGAGTCTCCGATTTACTACGGTCCCATAGACGGTACTGGCGCGCTCACGGCGAGTGCCATGGATCCTGTGTCCGGAGGCATTCTTCCGGTGCCGCCGTACCTACTTGCTTTCAGCAATGGGGGGCGCGTCGACGTATCGGCCACGAATGACTTAACCTCACCGACCGCTAATAGCACTTTTGTAACTGCACAGAAGATTGTTAGAGGGCTTGCGCTACGCAACTCCTCGACTCCCGCAGGCATTCTGTGGTCATTGGATACGCTAGTAACGGCTGTGTTTGACCCTAGTCTGACGGCCGCTTCTGGGATACCGACCTTCGATTTTAACGAAGTAGCGACTATCTCGATTCTCTCCTCTCGAGGCCCGGTAGAGCTGGACTCGATTTACTACTGGCCTGGAGTCGATCGGTTTTGGATGTACAACGGCATCGCGCGCGAGTTGCCGAACAACATGAACACCGATTTCTTTTTCGAGAATGTCAATTTCGCACAGCGTCAGAAAGCATTCTCTTTTACGGTTCCTCGGTGGGGAGAGGTCTGGTTCTGCGCGCCGTTGTTTGGCGCTAGCGAGTGCAATTGGGCCATTATCTACAACACTATTCTACAGACCTGGTACGACACCCCCTTGCCTGATGGTGGGCGGTCAGCGGGTATCTTCGCGAAAGTGTTC